AGAAGATATACAGTGGACACGATAAGAATATCACAAAACGTGTTGTTATTTCTACTTGGCAGTCAATATACAAGTTCCCCACAAAATACTTTGAACAGTTTGGTTGTGTCATTGGTGATGAAGCACACCTGTTTAAAGCAAAATCTCTTACAACAATCCTCACTAAACTACATCTTTGCCCGTATAGATTTGGGTTGACAGGTACATTAGATGGTATGCAAACCCATAGATTAGTGCTTGAAGGACTCTTTGGTTCACTAAATAAAGTCACCACAACAAAAGAGTTGATTGATGAGAAAACACTAGCATCATTTAAGATTAAGGCGCTAGTCTTAACATATCCAGAACATGAGTGCAAACTCGTAAAGGATATGAACTATCAAGATGAAATTGATTTTATTGTTACACACCCAAAAAGAAATGAATTTATAAAAGACTTGACATTGGCACTGAAAGGTAATACACTGGTGCTATTTCAATTTGTAGAGAAACATGGAAGTGTTCTCTATGATATAATTAAATCAAACACAGATAGAAAAGTGTTTTATGTATATGGAGGCACGGATACACAAACTCGTGAAGATATTAGAGCAATCACAGAAAAGGAGAGGGATGCCATTATCGTTGCATCTTATGGCACGTTTTCTACTGGTATCAATATTCGTAATCTTCACAACATCGTGTTCTCAAGTCCAAGTAAGTCCAGAGTTAGAACGCTGCAATCAATTGGCCGTGGATTGCGCCGGAGTGAAACTAAAGATACCGCTACCCTCTTTGACATTTCAGATGATCTTACATACAAATCAAGGAAGAACTTCACTATCAACCACTTTCTAGAACGAATAAATATCTATAATGAAGAACAGTTTGATTATGAGATAAAAAGGATAAAGATGAAATGACTCAACCAAACGCTAAAATACTAAAGTTGTCTAGTGGTGAGGAAATTATCTGTAATGTAGTCAACAATCCAGATCAATCTTATATCAGTGTTGTACGACCTATGAAACTAAATTCTTGGCCAAGAGCAACTCGTAATGGCATTGAGGAATCATTGTCATTGCAGAGATGGGTACACTTTGCTGAAACTGATACTTACGATGTACCTAAATCTCAGATTATAGTTCTAACAGAAGCTTCTTTCGGCTTAACAAAATTCTATCTCTATTGTGTTAATAAAGCAAAGTGGGAAGAAGAAGGAGTTCTTAATCCGCCGACAGATGCCGACTTGAGAGGTATTGAAGAAGAGGAATGGGAAGAAGAGTTCGGTGAACCTAACAACACTCTACACTAGATCTATCTATTCATTCTCAAACCCAGCATAGTAAATATACCCTCTTGTCAAGAGAAAGTCAATAGATTTTTATAATTATTTTTCTATTGACAATTGAATCAAGATATAGTATGATGTATCTATTAATCGCACAAATGCGACAATATATGTGGAGTTATTATGACTAAAAAACAAAAGGGAGCACATTATGTCAATAATGCAGACTTCCTAGAAGCAATGAAAGAGTGGAAAGATCGTTGCAAAGAAGCTGAGGAACTAGGTGAACCACAACCACCAGTGACTAATTATATCGGTGAATGCTTCTTGAAAATCGCCAACCACCTTTCCTACCGACCAAATTTTATCAATTATACCTATAGAGAAGAAATGATTTCTGATGGGATTGAGAACTGTCTGCAATATGCACACAACTTCAATCCAGAGAAGTCAAAGAATCCTTTTGCGTATTTTACACAAATCATTTACTATGCTTTCTTGCGTAGAATTCAGAAAGAAAAGAAACAGCAACATATTCGTCACAAGGTGATAGAGAATATGAGCATTGATTCCCTTGCAATAGGTGAGGATATGGAACAAGCCCAGTTTGTTGAGTATCTTCAAAAGAACTTCCTACCAGATGAGGCAGTTTACAAACCTAAGAAGAAAAAGAAGAGTGAACCAAAAGGACTTGAAAAATTTTATGATGAAGAAGGTGAAGAGATAGATGAAGATAGCGCTGATAACTGATACTCACTTTGGCGCCCGTAATGATAGTTTAGCATTTAATGAATACTTCTATAAGTTTTGGGAAGAGATCTTCTTTCCTTACTTAGACGAACACAACATTAAAACGGTTATTCATTTGGGCGACCTTATGGACAGACGTAAGTTTGTTTCATATAAGATTGCAAAAGACTTGCGTGAAAGGTTTATCAAACCTTTTGTTGATAGAGGTATCACTGTCCATATTATGGCAGGGAATCACGACACCTACTATAAAAACACCAATGAAATAAACTCATTATACGAACTGTTAGGTGGCCCAGGCGAGGAGAAATATCCTAACATTCATTGTTATGATGCACCTCTTACTGAAGAGTTTGATGGTACAGGTATTCATTTTATGCCTTGGATTTGTGCAGAAAACTATGCACAATCTATGAGAAGTATTGACATGACTTATGCACAGATTTGTATGGGGCATTTTGAAATCAATGGGTTTGAAATGCACGCTGGACATTTCTCAGAAAACGGATATGATAAAGATTTTCTAAGAAAGTTTGATACTGTATTCTCTGGACACTTTCACAAGAAGTCTGATGATGGCCATGTTTATTATCTTGGTAACACCTATCAAATGACTTGGAGTGATGATGGTTGCCCAAAGGGTTTCCATATCTTTGACACAAATACGAGAGAACTAGATCGTATTATTAATCCATACACAATCTTTGAAAAAATCTACTATGATGATTCAACAACAAATTATTCTGATTTTAATGTATTGACATTGAAGGAAAAGTTTGTTAAAATAGTGGTAGTCAATAAAAAAGACTTTTATCAGTTCGATAGGTTCATCGACAGAGTTCTTTCTGAATCTGGTGCCCATGAGGTAAAGATTGTTGAGGACTTTAGTGAACTTGATGCAGAGAATGTTGATGATGCAATTATTGAAAATGCAGAAGATAACATGACTTTGATTGAGCGTTACATTGATGAACTTGATGTTGACTTGGATAAGAAACGACTAACTAATATGATGAAATCGTTATATGTAGAAGCGAGTGATTTGGAACTGTGATTACCTTTAAGTATGTGCGTTGGAAGAACTTTCTTTCAACTGGAAATCAATTTACAGAAATACAGTTGGATAGAAGTCCAACTACTTTGATCATTGGCGAAAACGGAGCAGGAAAATCAACCATTCTTGATGCTCTCTGTTTTGGTCTATTTAATAAACCCTTTCGTAATATTTCAAAGTCTCAACTTGTAAATTCAGTAAATGGCAGTGCTTCTGTTGTTGAAGTTGAGTTTATTGTTGGTGGCAAGAAAGTTAAGGTTCTTCGTGGTATCAAACCTAACAAGTTTGAAGTCTATGTCAATGACAAGATGATTAACCAAGATGCAAACGCAAGGGATTATCAGAAGCATCTAGAACAGCAGATTTTAGGTTTGAACTATCGTTCTTTCACACAGGTTGTTATTCTAGGTTCTTCTACCTTTGTTCCTTTTATGCAATTGTCTACAAAGGCACGCCGTGAGGTTGTTGAAGATATTCTAGATATCAAAGTATTCTCTTTAATGAACTTCTTGCTCAAGAACAAGAACAAAGAATTGAATGAAGAGATTCGTAATGTTGAATATCAATATGACTTGAGTAAAGAAAAGATTGCAATGCAAGAAAAGTTTATTGCAGAAGTTGTAAATAATAAGTCTGCTATTATTGATGAAAACAAACAGAAAATTAATGATAATAATTCTACAATTTCTACAAGAAATGAAAATATCAAAAAACTTGAAACTGAAAAAGAAGCATTGTCTTATGATGCAGAAGAACACGCAAAGATTGAACAAAAACTAAAAAAACTAAGTAAAGCAGAAGCAGCATTAGAAAATAGAAAGGCAGAACATGACCGTCAAATCGAATTTTTCAAGAACAACGATGAATGCCCGACTTGCGAACAATCAATTACGACTGCAACAAAGCAGACGCAGACAGAACTTCGCACAACAAAAATCAGAGACATTGAAAACGGTATCGCAGATTTACACAGAATGGAATCAGAAGAACAAGACTCCTTACAACTAATTCTTACAAATCTAGAAACCATTCGTAATAATGATGTGGAGATTGCAAAGATTCGTTCTTCTATTGTGGAACTAGAAAAGTTTAATGACAAGTTGCAGAAAGATATTGAAGCTTATGAATCTGGTTCTGTATCAGAAGAAGATAAAATTAAACTTGCAGAACTCAAAGGACAAATAAAACTCATTGATGAACAAAAGTCTAAGTTAAATGAGGACAGGTTCTATATTGATATTGCAAGAAATCTTCTACAAGATAGTGGTATCAAAACTAAGATTGTGAAACAATA